TGGTGACGGACGACCATTACAGGTTGAAGAAAAGAAAGCGCCAGAACTAAAAGCTTAATAGTATCAAAGGCTTACTTATACATCATGACGTATAATGTATAATATGTTAAAAATCAATAACTTATGTGTATTTTAACTATGACACAGTACGTTTATAAATGCAAGAAGTGCGGGAAGGAGTTTACGAAACACTCTAGTTACTGCATTCACTTTTACAAGTGTAAATAACAGATTTGCTGGCTTTTGGGGGCGGGAACGCAAGCCAGCAATTTATTGGGGAATATAAGAAATGTCGTCATACGTATGCACCGAATTAGTAAACAACGTATGCCAACAATGGGCGGAGAATCCTAGCATTTTACCGCCTTTAACAATGGGTCAGGGCTTGGCAATTGGCGGTGCAATTTTCACGGTTCTGGCTTTTACACATGGAATCAAAATATTGATTCAATTCGTCAAAAAACAATAGGTGAAACTATGGAAACTCAAGTTCAACAAACTAACAAACCTTCTACTTTAAAACGTGGTCTAGTTGTAGCAGCCACTATTGGGGCAACAGTACCAGCATTTGCAGCAGATGGTTTTGATCCTTCAACCATCGTTACGATCATCTCTGGCTTCGTTGCGGGGGTATCTGCTATTGGTCTTGCAGTGTTATCACTTGTGGTAACTGGTAAGGTCTTTAAGTGGGTACGTACAGCAATGTAAAACCATCTGGTGATCGAGTAGTGAATTATCTTTTATTCATTACTCATCACCATTTTTTTATCTAGAGGTTTTATATGACTTTAGAAACGTTTGGGGCTTACTTATGTATTTTCGTACTTACACTAATAGCTATAAAGCTCTTCTAGTCTGCATCATTTCTTTTTTTCTCACATTCACACCATCTCTTGTATTTGCTACGACCGTATCTGCTGAAGGTTGGTCAGTCTCTAAACGTATTGTTCAGGGTGCTACAACATTCTACGATGGCACTAAAAACATTGTCATTAATGGTAAGAATTATGCAGCAACGGGGACTGCTAAAATTACGCCTGCTGCTGCTCAAGTCTCCAAGATGATTGTAAGAGTTGGTGCTGTTGTAGCCGTTGACTTGGCAATTAAAGCTTTAATTGGTGCGGTCGATTACACAATGGATCCTGCTAATAATGAAGTTATTTATAAGGTTCCAGGTGAAAACCCTCCCGCTACAAACTGTAAAACAGATTTTTCAGACTGCCCACCACAAATAAATAATCTTTGGCGAAATTCAGGCTTACAAAATACTTTCTTTTTTACTCCGCAATCTGCTTGTGACAACCTTGCAACTGTTACAAAAACTACTCTCACATCAATGGTTCAACAAAATGCGACCAACTATCGTTGTTACATCGTTGATACGAAGGGTGTATCGAATAGTTATGTAGTATCTGCATCAATTAACCCTAAATATGATCCGAATGCTCCACCTGCACCTGATACATCAGAAACTAAACGATTACCTTATGATGCTGTAGCATCTCAAATTATGTCTGATGCAATGGCAGAAAAGCCTGAAGGTAAGGCTTTTGTTTCATCGGTTGCAGATACTTCATTGGATCCTGATGAACAAAAACAAATTGTTCCTGCAAGCGATGTAACTCAACAACTTAATAATTCTCAGGCGATTCCTACTAATGGAACTGGCACTGGAGCTATTGCACCACCAACAACAATTGATCCAACAACGGGCGAACCTGTAACACCTAAACCATCTGATTTAACAATAAATTTCCCTGAGTTCTGTGGCTGGGCACCTCTTGTCTGTCAAGCTGCTCAATCTGCAATTAACTTTCCGTCAACTGCTGCGGGCTGGTGGAAGTCACTTGCAGACTATTTGAAAGGTTACGACACATGGTTAAATGCATTCGGTAAGGATGACGTAAATTATCCCGAATTGGATGAATATAAGATTCAAGAACCTGATCTTGATATATCAGTACATCAATATTTTGATTCATCTGCATTTTGCCCTGAAGATCGTCATGTTCCGTTATCTATGGGTGGTCAAAGCCTAGATCTAATTATTTCTTACTCTGCTTTATGTACTGTCGCACAGCAGTTTAGACCAGCCGTTATTTTGATGTCTTTCTTAGCTGGTGCATTCATTATTACAAATACTGGCCGTCGCGCTGAAACAGGAGATTAACTATGTCTTTAATCTCTGTTTTACAAAAAATATCGGATATCACTCTTAGTAAAGGTGGCCGTACAGTCTTATCCAGTTTAGGTGTCGGTCTTGTTTCTACATCCGTTTCTATATCACTTTTTAATTCGTATATCACATATCTCCAGAATTCATATTCAGCTTTAGGAGATGTTGCAGGGATACTTGGTTTAGCAGGTGTTCCTTACGGTTTATCAATCATCATTAGCGCAGTAGTTATAAAAATCACATTAAAAGCTAAGAACGTATCTTTAGGAAAATCATCATGATCTATTTAATTGTGGGGCAACCACGTTCGGGGAAATCTCAATATGCCGTTAAATTGGCTTTTGATGTAGATGAAGCAAATAAGAAGATTCAAAAGAAAGTTGATGACGGTAAAGAACTAACAGAAAAAGAATTAATGTCGTTGCAGGATGGAACTATTGTTCCTGCAATACGTCCTGTTTATTCAGATATTGAAGAACATGCCAAGCGTAATGATTTCATTCAATTAGCTCCAGCCGACTGGCGTGATGTACCTGACGGCTCAATTATTTTCTACGATGAAGTACATTTTAGAGATGAGTATTTAGATCAAAGTAAATACATGTCTCAGAATCCTATGATTAAAGAGTTATCGACTCATGGTCATAGAAACATTGATATTTACTTAATGACTCAGGACCCACGAAGACTAGAGAAATCTATACGTGCTCTTGTGTTTAAAATGTTCCTAGTTAAACGTCCAGCTAACTTACCGCCATTCGCAAATGTCTATACTTTTGATCGTTGGCTTGGCGATCCGTGGGCAGCATCTAAAAATAAAGATAATGTTCATGATGAACAGTTATTTCACTACAAGAAGAAATATCAAGATGCTTATAAGTCTGCATCGGCTCATACCTCAATGGTTTTCAAATTACAACGTAAGTTTATCGTTGCCATTGTTTCAGTTCTCTGCATGATCGGCTTATCTATTTTCTTATTCAAAATCAGTGGAATGGGCAAGCTCGTTAAAGACGCTACTAACGTATCTGGAATGACTGAAAAAACAAAAGTAGATGATAAAAAAATCATGGCTTCAGCCAATGGAAATACTGCTTCAGCTAAGCCTGGAGACACGACACAAACGCAATTAGATTGCCGTAAAGCGATCAATGTTGAAAAGCCTGAATGTGTAGAATGGTTTAACAATCTTGATAAAAATAAGGGTTCAGTTACTACGGCAGAAGATGGCCGAATTAATGTTTCTTATAATCCTAGTGAACCTTATAAAACAGAAGAAATACAGGAATCTGCTAGCTATCAGGTTACTGCAAGACCAGTATTTAGCGGTTGTACTAAGGTAGGTAATAAATATCAGGGTTACACCCAGCAGGGAACAAAATTAGATGTATCTAAATCAGATTGTGAACGTTTGATAAAGAATAATGATAGACCCTTTAATTATTTTGCTGAGCAGCATACGCAGCAGCCACAGCAACCTATACAAAACCCTCAGCAGTTCGATGCTGAGTTTATCGCAAAGTATCAAGCTGCTAAGGCTCAGGGGTTAATTTAATTATGTCAGTTACAGATATTGCTGTTTTACATACTCTACTTTTTCATGTTTTCGTAGCTGGCGCCATCTTAGGTTTAATTGTGGCTGGCTTCTTTAAAAATATCCTAAATGTGTGGATTCATCGATTTGAGAGACCTAAAAGGATCAAAACTGAAACGGGCTTTCTATATTTCTTCAAGGGTAAATATTACGAGCTAGAACAAAGAAATAAACTCCTAGAAGAACATCGAAAAAAGATTAGATCATCTTTTTCTTGATTACAAAAAACCGTCTATTTGATGTAACGTAGCGGTATTGAAAAGTGTCTTCAGGGGAATTGAGACACATCGAGTAAACAATCAAATCTTGTACAATTTTTGCGTGTCTCAAGGCGTAGTCTAGACACTTTGACGGGTGGTATATGACAATTAAATATTATGATCTTGATAATAAAACTCCCATTGTTGTTGATCTAACATTGGGCGAATTAACAGATATTTATTTCACTATTTTTGGAGCAGGTGGATCTGACAATATGCCTGCACTGAAGACAATAAGAACTAAATATACTCCCTGCGATATGTGTCAAAATCTGATTTTAAAAGAGGATTATGAAGCACATTTGCAGCAACACTGGGATGAGGAGTAATTGGCATAATATTACAAGTGCTCGATGCACTGCAGCTGAAACCGGTGATTAAAAAAATGAATAAAATCAACACTTGTAATTTTTGGGGTATTGGCAAAATATGACATCTTTTATTTTAGAAATGTTTTATAAAAATGGCGATTTTACAATTTTTTCTCAATTTCTTTTAGCTTTCTTCACCTGCTATGGGGTTGTTTTATTTAGAGACTGAAAGTTCGCATAATGTGATGCACAGATTATGTTACTAAGCCCCAGTGAGAGAATTAGACAGTCTCACGGGGCTTTTTAACATCAATCTGCATTATGCGAACTAG